TTTGATTGGCAACTCAACAGAGTAAAAGAATACCTTGAGGAGATGTTTATTCGTCAGGTGGTGGTAGATGGTAACGAGTCTGATGATATGATTGCCTACTACTGTCAAATCTCTTTGGACGAACACAAAACGATATTCTCTGCGGATAAAGACTTAACACAACTCATATCTGAGAATGTGCAAATTTATTCTCCGTCCCAAAAACAAATGATTAAAAACGGCGACAAAGTCAAACTGAAAGATATTTCAATCCCCCACCAAAATGTGGCGACTTTCAAAATTATATCTGGTGATAAATCAGATAACATTGACGGTATCTACTATTTTGGTGAAAAGACTTTTTCAAAACTTTTTCCTGAGATACTTGATTCTGTAGTCTCTGTTGACGACATTTTACAAAAAGGTGAAAAACTACACGAAAATGATAAAGACAACAGAGCATTACAAAACTTGTTATCAGGGAAGACAAAGAGAGGGGTATACGGGGAAGAGTTTTATGTTATCAACAAACAACTCGTGGACCTTTCTGAGCCTTTGTTAACAGAAGAGGCAAAGGAACTCGTTCAACTTTATTACGAAGAGGATATAGACCCTGAGGGAAGGGGACATCAAAACCTTATGAGGATGATGATGAACGATGGAATTTTTAAGTATTTACCAAAAACAGACAATGCATGGGTTTACTTTCTCACCCCATTCATGAAACTAACGAGAAAAGAAAAAAGAAGATTTAAAAACACAAAAAATTAATTATGAAGAAAGATAGAACAGACATGACTAAGATGGAGTTTTTGTTAACTTTAAATGATAATATTATCGTTCAGAGATACTTTAACCTTAAGGGTTATAACAATAAGGCTTTAAATAGTACTGAATTGTATGATGTTGTAAAGGACATTGAAAATGAGATTCATAAAGATTTAAAAATGAAAAGTATTGTTTATTTGTTAGACAATAAGTTTCAGATTTACGAAGACGCAAATATTATAGAAACATCTATGACTGACGACGATGAATACTTTAATATTTATATCAAAAAAGACGACCAAATTCTACATCATAGAGCTTGGAATGGAAAGGTGTACCCCCCAAAAATCAGGTACACTGTTGATGTGAGACCACACTTAAAGTCGATTTTAAGAGAGTTAACGGAAGTTTTTTCGAATGACAAATTGACACACGAATACATGGAATATACCTTAGTTTAAGTATATTTATTTAAACACGATAACTTGTAAATTAATCAACATGACTAAACAAAAAAATTTTGGTTACCTCGGAAATACATTTCAAATACAACTCATTAATAACGTTATTGTTTATAAGGATTTCGCGAGTTCTATTGTTGATGTAATCGAACCAAAATACTTTGATAATCAGTACTTTAAGTTGGTTATGCAGATAGTAAAAGAGTATTATCAAAAGTATGAACATACTCCATCTTATACTACTTTAGAGCAACTCGTTAAGTCAGAAGTGGGGTCTCCTATGGCTCAAAAAATGACTTTGGATACGGTAGAACAAATCAAAGAAGCCCCAATTGAAGGGGATACATTTGTTCAAGAAAAGGCTCTTAAATTTTGTAAACAACAAGAGTTACAAAAGGTTATGGGTAAGGCTCAAAAAATTATTGATAAAGGTGATTTCGAAAGTTATGACCACCTTGAAGAAATGGTTAGAGAAGCTTTACAAGTTGGTGAGGTTGATACTGGTACTGCAGATGTGTTTTCTAATTTGGATGAGGTATTAGAAGAAGATTTTAGACACCCAATACCAATGGGTATTCCTGGTATTGACAACCTATTAAAGGGGGGTATTGCTAAGGGTGAACTTGGTGTTATTTTGGCACCGACAGGTGTTGGAAAATCGACATTCTTAACTAAAATTTCTAATCATGCATTTAATTTGGGATATAACGTACTTCAAATATTTTTTGAAGACAACCCTAAAATCATTCAAAGAAAACACTTTACCCTTTGGACTGAAGTGGCACCTGATTTATTATCGATGCATAAAGACAAGGTTATGGATAAGGTTAAAGAGATACGTGAGACGGCATCTAATAAACTAATATTAAAAAAATTACCATCAGACACTATGACTATGAATCAGATTAAAAATCAGATTCGTAAAATGATGGCTGAGGGTAATAAAATAGATTTGGTTGCATTGGATTACATCGACTGTATTGTACCTGACAAAAACCTTGGTGATGAATGGAAAAGTGAGGGTTCGGTTATGAGAGGTTTTGAATCTATGTGTCATGAGCTGAACCTTGTAGGTTGGACCGCAACACAAGGTAACAGAAGTTCAATATCATCCGAGGTAGTTACGACTGACCAAATGGGGGGTTCCATTAAAAAGGCTCAAGTCGGACACGTCATTATATCTGTTGCAAAGTCACTACAGCAAAAGGAAATGAATTTGGCGACAATTGCCATTACTAAATCACGTATTGGAAAAGACGGTATTGTATTTGAAAATTGTAAGTTCGATAATGAGATGTTGGTTATAGATACAGAACAAAGTGTTACTTTCTTGGGACTTGAAGAACAAAAAGAGGAGAGAAACAAAGAAAGGATAAGAGAACTCCTTGAGAAAAGAAAACAGAAGGAGAATAAATAATACAATTAAATTATTAATAATGGAAATATTAAGTAATACATTAGATAGTGATATACGCTACGTTGTAAAAAGAAGTGGAGATAAGGTCCCATTTCAATTAGATAAGATAAAAAATGCAGTTTTAAAGGCTATGATTAGTACTGAAAATATTGACAAAGAAATGGCTGAAAAAATCGCAAGAATAACAACAAAGGCTTTGTTTAGAAAAGACAAAAATAGAATACCTCATGTTGATGAAATTCACGATATGGTGGAAAATAAGTTAATGGATAACGGACTAAATGACGTAGCTAAAGAATATATTATATATCGCTCTAAAAGTAGACCAAACATTTTTTCAAAAAGAATCGCTTTAAAGCCATATGAATATCCATCATTAAATGAATACGTTGACGCTATAAGACATTCTTATTGGGTTCATACTGAGTTTAATTTTACATCCGATATACAAGACTATAAGGTACATTTAGATGAAAAAGAAAAGTCCGCGGTAGAAAGAGCCATGTTGGCGATTTCTCAAGTTGAGGTTTCAGTAAAAACATTTTGGGGTGATATCTACAAAAGAATGCCAAAACCTGAAATCGGAAATGTAGGTGCTACCTTTGCGGAGTCTGAGGTAAGACATGCAGATGCATACTCACACCTTATTCAGTTGTTAGGATTAAATTCAGAGTTTGAAAATTTATTACAAATTCCTGCGGTTAGAAGAAGGATTAAGTATTTAGAAAAATCAATCAATAGTTCAAAATCTGTCGAAGACAGAGAATATTTCGAGTCGGTAATATTATTTTCAATGTTTGTTGAAAACGTGTCATTATTCTCACAGTTTTTGGTTATTATGTCTTTTAACAAACATAAAAACGTGTTGAAAGGTATTAGTAACGCTGTAGAAGCAACATCTAAAGAAGAAAATATACACGCAGAATTTGGATTTGATTTGGTAAACTTAGTTAAAGAAGAAAATCCTGAATGGTGGACAGAAGAGTTAATCGAAGATTTAATCATATCAACAAAAGAGGCTTATGAAGCAGAAATAGAAATTATTGATTGGATATTTGAAAAAGGAGACTTAGAGTTTCTAACTAAAAAACAAACAATGGAGTTTATAAAAAACAGATTTAATTTATCTTTAAACTCAATTGGTATTGATAGTATTTTTGATGTTAATGAGACTATTTTAGAAACTACTGAATGGTTTGACGACGAAATACTAACAACAAAACATACTGACTTCTTTAATAAGAGAAGTATTAACTACAGTAAAAAATCAAAATCAATTACATCAAACGACTTATTTTAATAAAGACAAAAGAATATGAAAAACAGAGAACCATTTGATTGGATAAATGAAGAATCATTAACGTTTCTTCGCAGAGGGTATTTGAGTGAGGGTGAAAAACCTTTAGATAGAATTGAAACTATTGCAAATCATGCAGAAAAACTTTTAGGTATAGAAGGTTTTGCTGAGAAATTTATAACCTATATGGGTAAAGGTTGGTATTCACTATCTTCACCAGTATGGGCAAATTTTGGTAAAAAAAGAGGACTACCAGTAAGTTGTTTTGGTTCTAATATTGGAGATAATATCGAATCTATTTTATACACACAGGCGGAAGTTGGTGAAATGAGTAAGATGGGAGGTGGTACCTCAGGATATTTTGGTAATATTAGAGGTAGAGGTGAAAAAATTACTGATAACGGTCATGCACCTGGTTCAGTACACTTTATGAATCTTTTTGAAAGTGTTGTAGATAACATTTCACAAGGGGCTACACGTAGAGGTAGATTTTCACCATACCTACCTGTTGAACATCCTGATATCATGGAGTTTTTAGAGATTGGAACTGAAGGATTTCCAATTCAAGACTTAACACATGCAGTTACAGTTACCGATGAGTTTATGAATGATATGATTAATGGTGATTCGGAAAAAAGAGGTATATGGGCGAAAGTTATACAAAGAAGAGGTGAAATAGGTTATCCATATATTATGTTTACAGATACCATGAACAAAAAATCACCTAAAGTATATAGAGACAAAAATGCAAAAATTTATAATTCTAATCTATGTTCTGAAATAGCTTTACATAATTCTGAAGATGAGTCATTTGTTTGTGTACTTTCTTCTATGAATTTATTGTTTTTTGATGAATGGAAAGATACTGACGCGGTTGAGACGTTAACATACTTTTTAGATGCGGTAGTTACTGAATTTTTAACTAAGTTAGAAAATTTAAGAGACGATGGAACAATTGAAGGTAAGAGAGCGTTTTTTTATATGGAAAAATCTTATAATTTCGCTAAGAGACAAAGAGCGTTAGGTTTAGGTGTTTTGGGATGGCACTCACTACTACAATCTAAAAATTTACCTTTTGATAGTAGAGATACTGCGAAGTTAAACGTAGAGGTTTTTAAATTAATAAAAGAAAAGTCTTATAGTGCTTCTGAAAAATTATCAAAGATGTTTGGTGAACCTGAATATCTAGAAGGTTACGGTAGAAGAAATGTGACCTTAAACGCGATTGCACCAACAACGTCATCGGCATTTATATTAGGGCAAGTGTCACAATCAATCGAACCAATATGGTCTAATTGTTATGTTAAAGATGTGGCTAAAATGAAGGTTACGATTAAAAATCCTATACTTAAAAAATTATTACAAGATTTAGATAAAGATAATAAAACAACGTGGGATAGTATTAAGAAGAAAGATGGTTCAGTTCAACACTTGGATTTTTTAACTGACGAACAAAAAGAAGTATTTAGAACGTTTTCCGAAATAAATCAGTCTTCAATTATTAATCAAGCGGCTATCAGACAAGATTATATAGACCAATCACAATCTTTGAATCTTATGATTTCACCTGATATGCCAACCAAAGACGTTAATAAATTACTTATCGACTCTTGGAAACTAGGTGTAAAAACACTATACTATCAACACTCTATGAATTCTGCACAAGCATTTGCGAGAAAAAAACTAAAATTGAATGATTTAGAATGTGTGGCATGTGAAGGATAAAAGAAAACCCGTCAATAGACGGGTTTTTTTGTCATAAAAAAACAAACAATAATATTTATCTGTATGGCACTTGAAAAAACATACGGTATAAAGTTTCCATTTAGAGAAAGTAAACAAGGTAAATATCTTTCTCTTACTGAAACCGTTGCTCAAGAAATAAGAACAGACCTACTACACTTAATACTCACTAGAAAGGGTAGTAGATACTACTTACCCGATTTCGGAACAAGAATATACGAATTCATATTTGAACCAATGGACGGACCAACGTTTGATGCAATTAAATCAGACATTAGAGACGCAGTGGACAAATACATACCTAATTTATTATTAAATGAAATAAAAATAGAGCCATACACTAAAGATGATAGAAGTCCTGTAGGTGAATTAAATGAAGAAGATATGGACACAAGATATGAAATGTTTGACATATTTAGAACGCCTGGTGAGGGAGTAGAGGACTATACAGCTAAAGTAACAATAGATTATACTATTAAAAGTAATACTTTTGAAAGTAGAGATTTCATTATAATTAATATTTAATATAGATGGCAAATAAAAAAATATCTTATACCGAAAGAGATTTTGAAGGATTAAGACGGGACCTTATAAATTTTACAAGACAATATTATCCTGATTTAATAGATAATTTTAACGACGCTTCGGTATTTTCAGTATTTTTGGATTTAAATGCTGCTATTGGTGACAACCTACATTATCATATTGATAGAAGTATACAAGAAACAGTATTACAGTATGCACAACAAAAATCTTCTATATACAACATTGCGCGTACCTATGGATTAAAAATACCAGGTAATAGACCATCAATTGCGCTTTTAGACGTGTCAATCACAGTTCCCGCTTTTGGTGACCAGGAAGACAGTAGATATTTAGGAATTGTAAGAGCAGGTTCACAATTTGTTGGTGCAGGACAAGTATTCGAAAACACGGAAGATATCGACTTTTCAACACAATATAATAGCCAAGGATTTCCTAACAGGACTAAAATTCCTAATTTTGACGCAAATAACATAATTGTTAGTTATACAATTACAAAACGTGAAGTAGTAGTAAACGGGACAAGTAAGGTTTTTAAAAAAGTAATTAATAGTAATGATGTTAAACCATTTTATGAATTTTTCTTACCTGAACAAAATGTAATAAGTATAACATCAGTCATACAAAAAGATGGAACATCATTTTCTAGCCCACCGACATATGGGGAATTTATAACATCACCAGATAAATGGTATGAAGTAGACGCCTTAGCAGAAAATACAGTATTTATCGAAGACCAAACAAAGGCTTCCGATAAACCAGGTATTAAAGTAGGTAAATATATAGAAACCGAAAATAGATTTATATCTGAATATACACCTGAAGGATATTGTAAACTTACTTTCGGAGCGGCAACATCAACAGCCGATGACCAGCTAGCCGAGTTTGCTAGAACAGGAATACCAGTAAGACTACAGGATTATCAAAATAATATTGGATTAGGAAAAACAGTTAAAGCAAATACTACTTTGTTTGTAAAATATAGAGTAGGTGGAGGGCAAAGTTCTAATATCGGAGTCAATACAATCACGCAGTTAGGTACTATAAACTTTACTGTAAACGGACCTTCACCAAACATAAATCAAAATGTAATACAAAGTTTAAGATGTAATAACGTAACTGCGGCCATCGGAGGAGGAGACTTACCAACAACAGAAGAAGTTAGAAACATGGTTACGTTTAATTTCGCGGCACAAAAAAGGGCTGTTACAGTAAACGATTATAATTCTTTACTCAAAACAATGCCAAGTAGATTTGGTGCACCGGCAAAGGCCGCAATAACAGAAGAAGATAATAAAATTAAGATACAGATTTTATCTTACGACTCAACAGGTAAATTAACAAGTAATGTTTCTAATACTTTAAAACAGAATATTGCAAATTATTTATCAAACTATAGGATGATAAATGATTATATATCTATTAGAAGTGCTCAAGTCATAGACTTAGAGTTTGAACTTTCCGTTGCAATGCAATCAACAGAAAATCAAGGACAGGTAATAACAAATATAGTTAACGGAATAAACTCATATATATCACCTATGACTAATACATTAGGTAAAAACTTAAATGTGTCAGATATTAGAAGAATAGTACAAGATATACCTGGTGTTAGTACACTGTCGGATATAAAAATATTTAACAAAATTGGAGGTCAATACTCGTCGTCAGAAACATCACAAAGGTACAAAGACAGTGAGACCAAAGAGATTGAATTAATAGATGATACGATATTTGCACAGCCAAATCAAATATATCAAGTTAGGTTTCCTGAAAAAGATATTAAGATAAGAATAAAAACACTTAAAAACGTAGACTTCTCTTAAACATCGTTTTATATACTTTTATTTTTTTAACTTTAAAATTAAGGTAAATAACTATTTATCTTAAAAGTATTTAATGTCTAAAAATTATAGGTTTAAAACTGAAGTTGGTATCGATAAAGAAGTAAGGTTACAGATAGAACAAGATTTTGATTTTCTTGAAATTTTATCTTTGAAGTTAAGGCAAGAAGATATCTACGACCGATATTGTGCAGACTATGGTGTTGTGGCGGGTAGGGTCGTAGCAAATGGGGGGTTTGGAATACCAAATGTAAACGTATCAGTTTTTGTTCCGTTAGATAATATTGATGAGAATGACCCAATAATATCGACATTATATCCATACAAAACAGTAATACAAAAAAATGAAGATGGATATAGATATAACCTTTTACCATATAAAAAAGAATATGGAGGACATAACCCTACAGGTACTTTTCCTGATAGAGAGGATGTGTTAACAAGAAAAGAGGTACTATATGTTTATGAAAAATATTACAAATATACTGTAAAAACAAACAATAGTGGTGACTTTATGATTGTTGGAGTACCACTTGGTACACAACAATTAGTTTTTGATTTGGACCTTTCTAATATAGGTGAGTTTTCGTTAAGACCTGCAGATTTAATTAGAATGGGTCTCGGAAATGAACAACAGTTCGATGGACAAAATTTTAGAACTTCAGAAAACTTAGATAGCCTACCACAAATAATTAACACCGTAAAACAAGTTGAAGTAAATTCTTTTTGGGGACAAAACGAATTATGTGATGTAGGTATTACAAGAATAGATTTAAATTTACGAGATTTAGGGGTTGATATATTACCACACTGCGTGTTTATGGGGTCAATAATGTCAACATCAGAAGACGACTACATTAAGAGAAGTTGTAAACCTAAAAATAATATGGGTGAGTTTTGTAGTCTAATCACAGGACCCGGTGTGATACTTTCAATAAGACACACGATAGAAATTGATTTTAGCGGCAATCCAATATTAGAGGAATATCGTTTAGAAGATGGTGGAAATATAATAGATGAGAATGGTGTGTGGTTAACGGAGTTACCGATGAATTTAGACTATGTTACCACTAACGAATTTGGAGAACAGATAATTTCTAGCGACCCTGATATTGGAATACCTACAAATTCGAAATATAGGTTTAAAATAAAATATGCTGAAAAAGGACAAGACATAGATAGAGCGAATTATTTAGTTCCTAATATAAAAGAACATGGATGGGTAGATGATGGGGAGGATTTACTTAATGTACCTTCAGATGCTGATAGAAACAAAAGTTATGCATTTTCTTTAGATTGGAATGATTATTATGATATTAACGCTGCAATAAATTGTGAAGATACGTTTTATAAATTTAGTTACAATAGAGTTTATACTGTTGCATCACATATTGACAGATTTAAAAGTGGAGTTAATAGAAACAGACACTTAGGTATAAAACAGATAAATAACCGAGACTGTCAATCGGAACAAAATAAGTTACCCACAAACGAAGCTTTTAGAGATAATACATTTTTAAATATACTTTTCAACTTTCTTATTAATGCTTTACAACCGATATTCTATGTTTTAATTGTAGTTTTACATGTATTGGTAGTTTTATGGCCTCTTATTTTTGCCCTTATAGCATTAATTAATTTTTTAATTAATATTATAATTTTACCTATCTGTCTCGCCGTTTCAGTATTTTCAAACAATGTTTCCGCGGCGGACTGTATTGAAAGAACCTTAGATACTGGCAATCTTGATAACACAAATCCGTTTAGAAGTATATCGTTACCGATGTTAAGTTATCCTGATTGTAATACTTGTGATTGCGAAGAGTCACCATTAATAGAACTAGACGATTATTCAGAACTTTTAAATAATTTATACAGCTCTATAATCGCACCGATTAGTTTATCATCGTCATATAAAGATGAAGATAGTATTTACACTTTTTGTGACACAATACCAACAGACGAAGGTTTTGATGAACAAGATATCGCAATAAGAAATAGATTAGTCTGTAGCGGTTATGATAACCCTCAAAGTAATAATGCATATGGAGACATAATAGACACCAATTTAGGTGATTTTAGTTCCGAGGGGGATAAAATAACATGGTATAAGTCGCCAGCATATGTTAGACTTAGAAAAAACAATGCAGGGTTTAAGAGATATGACTGGTTAACATCAACAAATTATACATGGGCTCAAGGGTTAAATTTAATGAATCGAAGGTCGATGTATTTTGGTGATAGCGGTGAACAAAACTTTTCTACAACAACGACAAGTGCAATACAAACGGTCACAGTAAACGATAATTTTGGACCAAGTAATTCAACACCATGGATGGATAGTTGTTTTATTATGGTTACCGAATCTTCAGAATCGTTTGATTCAGGACAAATGTTTACATTTAATAACACAACGACCCAATTAGTAAACGAAGTCGACCCTAATATAGAAAATGGACTAACAGGTACAACACAACACGACAATAATAACTACATTCAAAAACCCGTTAGATATGTCAATAGAAATGGGTCTGAAAGTTTTGGAACGGCACAAATAGTTAATAGTGGGGATACGAACACTATTGAATATAAGTTTACCGCCGGAGTTGAATACTTTCAAGTCATTACAGGAATGACTATAAGTGAACTACAGGGACATCTTTCACCCACAGATAATCAATCTATACTACGAAAATTTATTATAGGTCATGAACAACCATATGAGTGTTTTAGAGACCAAGCCGTAGGAACCGACAGTGTTTCTGATGGGTTTATGAATCCACTACAACAACTCGTAGATAGTTCAAATCTAAAAGTTTTATTTTGTGTTAGAGGTGTTGATACTCATACGCCAAGACAAAAGATAAAATATGATTTATCTAAACTATTTGGTTACGGTTTAAATGACTTAAACACTTTTTCGGGTAATATAACGGTTGAGGGTATGTATAAAATGAATATACCTATACAACCTAATACTACACAACCC